CAAAACAACATTATTGTTTCTGACGTATCTAGATTTGTCTTGTGCTTTGGGGTAAACCCTATAACTGATACAACGGAAATAGACCCCATGCTGATTCGCTGGTCGGATCAGGAAGATGCCGGTAACTGGACACCCTCCGTTACAAACCAAGCAGGGGATTTGAGGTTATCTACAGGTAACGAGATCGTTGCTGCCCGCCAGCAGCGCCAAGAGATATTGGTTTGGACAGACGCGGCGCTTTATTCGTTGCAGTATCTTGGACCGCCGTATGTCTGGGGAGCGCAGTCTCTTGGGGAAAACATTTCTATCATTGGCCCCAACGCCATAGCCACTGCGGCAAACGTGACGTACTGGATGGGCAACGGTAAGTTTTATCGGTACGATGGTCGTGTTCAGACCATGCGTTGTGACCTACGTCAGTTTATTTTCCAAAACCCCGACAACGATTTGACCATAGACCTTTCGCAAAATCAGCAAGTGTATGCCAGCACGGTTGAGGCGTTTAACGAGGTATGGTGGTTCTACTGCTCCAATGGCAGGCCGTCGGTTGATTCGCCAGACCGGTACGTTGTATATAACTACGCCGAAGATATTTGGTACTACGGTAGCTTAGAGCGTACTGCTTGGCTTGACACCAAGATTAGGGATACCCCCTTTGCTACATACGCTAACCGCCTAGTCCAGCACGAGGTTGGTGTTGATGATGACTCCACTGGCACACCAGCGGCTATCAATGCCTACATAACTTCTACCGAGATAGACATAGGCGACGGTCATAACTTTGCCTTTATTTATCGCGTCTTGCCAGATGTGACTTTCCGTGGTTCAACCACCGCCTCTCCAACCGCAGTTATGACGCTACAGCCTATGCAGAACTCGGGTTCTGGGTATAACAATCCAGCTTCCGTGGCGGGTAGTGCGTCTGCGTCTATAGTGCGTACTGCCACAGTGCCGATTGAAGAGTTTACGGGTCAGGTGTATACCCGTGTACGGGGCCGTCAGATTTCACTAAAGATGGAGTCTACCGGGTTGGGAACTACGTGGCAGCTTGGTGCGCCTCGCATTGACATTAAACCTGATGGGCGACGCTAATGGCTAATGTCATTACAGCTAACGACGAGCTTAATAGGGTTACTGTACCCCGTCTTATTTCAGCTCCCGTTGCATGGGACCCGCAGTTTCAAGAACAGTACAGCAATGTGCTACGTCTGTACTTTAATCAACTCAACAACATTCTAGGTCAGTTAGAGTGGAATAAGCCTATCGCTTATTTAGATTTCGATACTACTGGCACTGTTGCCCCCCATCAGACCGGGCGCTTAGATTGGGATTCTGACGACGCTACCCTTGAACTCGATATGGAGTATGGGGTTGTCCAGCAAATTGGGCAGGAGACCTACGCTCGGGTGCAGAACAACACAGGGGTAACGATCCCCAACGGCACGGTAGTCGGTTTTGCGGGGGCGTCAGATAACGCTCTAAAGGTCGCTCCCTACCTCGCTGATGGCTCACAGCCCTCCCTGTATATCTTAGGGGTTATGACGCACGACTTGCCTGATACTGGTGAGCGCGGATACTGCACGGTTTGGGGCTTTGTTCGAGACATAAATACCAGCGCTTTCTCTCAGGGCGATATTTTGTATGCGTCTCCTACCGTGGCAGGGGCATTTACGAACGTCAAGCCGACTGCGCCAAACAACGTGATCCCTCTTGCTGCGGTGATTAAAGTCGGTACGACGGATGGGATTATCTTTGTTCGCCCCACCATTGAGCAGCAGAAAAACTACGGCACGTTTAATCGAGCAAGTAACTACGTTGCTGCCGCAGCAAATACTGCCTATGCGGTGCCGTTTACGTCAACGGCTGTTAGTAATGGGGTGAGCATTGGTACGCCAACCTCCCGGATCGTTGTCTCGCAGTCGGGGTACTACGACATCTCATGTACGCTGCAATACACCAGCACCAACTCTTCTCAAAAAGATGGATATACATGGATTCGCAAGAACGGGGTAGACATCCCCCAGTCGTCACGCATAACTACTCTAGCCCTTAACGGCGGGTATCGACCAGTCTTCATATCAGAGGCAATATCTCTTGCAGCGAATGACTACATTGAGATCATGTTTGCGACTACGGATACCGCTTTGAGTATAGTTGCGGCGCCTGCCACTGCGTTTGCTCCCGGCTCTCCAGCGGCAAACTTGATCGTTACACAGGTTCAGCAATGACTTCCCATTTATCCCTTGACAGACTAAAATAAAAGCACTATGAACATGAGCCTACACCCCATTGCGGAAGCTGTTCGGTCACAAGGCCGAAACGGTGATTCCATGCTCGTTCACATGACCCCCGGCGAGGTAGCTGCGCTCCAGCGCATGGCCGAAGCAAACGGTGGGTCTCTTTCCATTAACCCCGAAACCGGTCAGCCCGAGGCGTTTTTCCTAGCCGCCTTGTTGCCAGCCCTTGCTGGCGCTGCTATGCCGAGTATCGCCGCAGCTACTGGAATTGCTGCTTTAGCCAACCCCCTTACTTCTAGTCTGTTGATTGGTGGTTTGACAGGCGCGCTGACTGGGGATATGAAGCAAGGTCTAATGGCTGGCCTTGGCGCCTACGGTGGCTTTGGTCTTGGTGAATCTTTGACTGGTGCCGCAACGGCTGCTCCCGCCGCCGCTCAAGCTACTCAAGCTGCTAGTGTTGCTCAAGCGAATCAAGTTGCTAATGCTGCTCAGGCTGCTCAGGCTGCTCAGGCTACTCAGGCTGCTCAGGCCGCTCAGGCTACTCAAGCCGCTCAGGCTACTGCTGACCTCGCTGCCAAAACAGCCATGCCTGAAGTACAAGGCGCACTTAAACAATTAGGTCTTCCGCAGCCAGCCCTAACTGCCCCCCAAGTCGCTCCTTTCGGTACTCCTGTTCCTCCTCCCGTAGCTGCGGCTACTCCAGTTCCCCCTCCCGTTGTTGCTTCGCAGTACGCTACTCAGGCCGCTCAAGGTATTTCGCAAGTCCCACCCCCTTCAATTGCTGCTTCGCAGTACGCTACTCAGGTTCCTCCGGTTCCTCCGGTAACCGGCTTTGATCGCTTTGCCCAAGGCATTGAAACAATGGGTCAGGGGGCTAAAAATATATACGACACCAAAGGTGGTATCGGGAAGTTCCTTGGCGAGAATATTGCTAACGTTACTATGGCTTCAGCCCCTTTGATGGCTGCTGAAGACGGTGACATACCAAGAGACAACCTGCAGTACTACTATCCAGACTTTAAACGTCTGCCCGGTGGCGGGGTCTATTACGGTAAACGTGCAGAACGGCGTGTAGCGAAGGGGGGCAGCATCCCCGGTTATCAATATGGTGGAATCCCAGCTATGGTACCTCGTGGGGTCGAGGGCCCACAGGGGCCGCAAGAACCACAGGCTACAGCAAATCAGCGTGGTATTGCACGGGCGTTGCCGACTGCGTTAGGTCTAGCTGGAATGAATCCGCTGGGCGCTACGATTGCTGGAGTTGCAACTACATTAGCTCTTGAGCGTAATAATCCAGCATTGGCTCAAAGTATTAGTGGAGGTATCGTCCCTGCAATGATGGGCGGGTATCAAGACCCGGCACCGGTAATCAACATGAACGACATGCGTGCAGTGTCCCCCGGTGGACCCGGACAGGCCCCTGTAATCACAAGTGGTTCTGGTGGTTCCGGTGGTTTTGCGCCTTCTAACCAAAACGACGTATCGTCTGGTGGTGGGTACGGTACGTTTGGCGATGGCGCCTCTATGGCTACTGGCGGTATTGCTTCTATGAGCTACAAACGCGGTGGTTTGAAAGAGGACTCGTTTGTTGTCCCCGCCGACGTGCTCGCAGCTTTGGGTAACGGCAGTAATGATGCCGGGTTGATGGCCTTAAATAAGATGTTGGCTAAAGCTGGCGCCCCACGTGCTGAGAAGATTGATGGCCCCGGGGACGGTATGAGTGACTCTATCCCCACTTCTATTGAAGGGCGTCAACCGGCTCGCGTAGCCAAAGACGAGGCTTATGTCCCAACCGAGGCAGTTCGCCGACTGGGTGGCGGCAACGTTAAGAAAGGCGCTAAGAAGCTGTATGACTTAATGGCCCGTGTGCGTAAAGCTGCTCATGGAGATGATAAGCAGCAGCGTAGGGTAAACCCCGATAAACTGGCACGTGCCTAAAAAGCATGCAGTATGAAGGTAAATTAGAGTGGTTTGGGGGCAATCAAGATGCGCTCAATATGTACCGCATGTTTGTTGACCTATCGCACACATGGGACGACCTTGTTGATAAAGACAAAGACGTGTCAGAAGATGCTATCAATTACGCATTTGCTATAGCCTTGGTCTATTTACCAGCAAACCCTTTCTACCAAAAAATACAAAGTCAGATACTGCCGATGTGGCTAACTGTCATAAGTGCGTATCAGACAGCAAACAAGTTTGAAAAAGAAAAAGACGAACACGGGTTAGAAATTGCACATACACTTAGATACGCCGCTGGTAACATAGTAGCGTACGCTGTTCACGTGTGTGTAGGCCAAGAAGAAGCTAAGAAGTATCTGCCCGAAGTATGGAAATCTATTGTTGTAGAGCGGTTCGACAATTACCGCATGGAGCACACAAATGGTAATGCTTGCGAATAAATTTAACGGTTACTCTCCTGACGGTCGGCGCCTTTACAACATTGGTGGCGGTGGTGGTGGTGGGTCGTCAACTCAAGTAGTTGATGTACCTGACTGGGTAAAACCTTACGCTAAGGATGTTCTGGCAAGGTCAGCAGCAATGACAATGCCGGGGGAAGAAGGGGTTTCTGAAGCGCCAAAATACGGAGGTCAACGCGTTGCCGGGCTACAGCCTCTTGGGGTTATGGCTAAAGAAGCCGGTGCTGCTATGCGTTATTCCCCTCAATTAGACACTGCCACTAATATGGCTCAGCGAGCGGGGGAGATGGGGCTAGGTGCTGGTGAAGCCTATAACCAAATGATGTTGCCGGTTGTCCGAGATAGATTATTTGGTGCTGGTAATGCCTATAACCAAGCCGCTGCTGGAGATATATCGTCTTTACGCGGTACTGGTGCAGCCTACGAACGAAAAGCTGCCCCAGATATATCGTCTTTACGCGGTGCTGGCGCTGCGTACGACAGGGCTTTGGCTCCTGATATTTCCACTGCCCGTGGAACTGGTGCGGATGTACAACGAAGAATTGACCCCGCGCTTGAGGAGTCTTTGAGGGCCGGTAGAGCGTATCAAGCAATGGCTACTGACCCTAGCCAGATGGCTGCGTACATGTCTCCGTACATGCAAAATGTAGTTGACATTGAGAAACGCGAAGCGCAACGCCAAGCCGATATAGCCGCTACTGGTCGTGGTGCACAGGCTGCGCGTGCTGGAGCTTTTGGTGGTAGCCGTCAAGCAATTATGGAGGCCGAAGCCGGGCGTAATCTTCAGCAGCAGATGGCTGACATCCAAGCTCGTGGCGGTCAGCAAGCATTCCAAGCAGCGCAACAAGCGCAACAGTTTGGCTCTGAACTTGGTTTACGTGGTTTGGGACAAGGTTTGCAAGCGCAGCAAGCAGCGTCTCAGTTGGGTCTCAGCGGACTGCAACAAGCTATCCAAGCGCAACAATACGGCCAAGACTTGGGTCTTCGTGGCACTCAAGCCGCTTTGCAAGGAACTCAGTTCGGTTCCGATTTGGGTCTTCGTGGCACTCAAGCCGCTTTGCAAGGAATTCAGTTCGGTGCCGATTTGGGTCTTCGTGGTGCTCAGGCTGGGGTACAAGCTGCTCAGTTTGGTGCCGATTTGGGTCTGAGAGGCGCTCAACTGGGTTCACAAGCTGCTCAGGGTCTAGGCCAACTCGGCGCTACTCAGTTTGGTCAGCAGAAAGACATTATTGATATCCAACGTCAACTCGGTAAAGACGAGCAAGCGCTTGAGCAGGCTCGGATGGACGTTGCGTATCAAGACTGGGTGGACGCACAAAAGTACCCGTACCAACAGCTTGGCTTCATGGCCGACATGATGCGTGGTGTGCCGGTTGGTCAAACAGCTAC